ACCATCTATCTTCATGGCCACAGCATCCTCTACAAACTCACGTGTAGCACCTAATTCTTCGCTTATTTTAGACAATTCCTCCTCTGTTTTATCCATAAGATCAAGTAAGACCTTCTTCGGATCATCGTCTACTTGTAGGATTCTCTGTATGCGTTTTATTTTGTCCTCTCTTGACATATTTGGAGAATTATGGTGTAATCTCTATATAATTACTAACCGTTTGTATATGAACAACTTTCTAAGTTTTCTTTGGTGCACATTAATCGTTTTGTTTGGAATCGCAATCAACCTACTTCTTTGGGGTTGGATTTTACTATTCTGAAACCGTTTCAGCCGTTGCACCTTCTAAAAACTTCTGGAACATAATTTTTTTCGTAGGTGATAGATTGTTAAAGTAATTTCCAAGTTTAGCTAGATTTGTCAAAAACGGTGTTGAGGTCAAAAACTTCTTGGCAGCAATGGCAGCACCACCTGTACTAACTCCTTCTGCTGCTGTAGCACCAACTCCGACAAGTAAGTCGGTTAAACCAATATTACCAACAAAAGGAATGGCACCCCTTCCTTCTCCCAAAGAAGCCTGGCGATCCAGTGCTTTTTTGATTTGTAAATAGACTGCTTGCTTTTTGTTTAGGTCTTTTACCTCTGGAATAATCTTTTCAATCTCAGTCTTAAGTGCTCTGGCAACTTGCTTTTGTGCTTCTGCCTTAACAGGATTCTCTAGAACCCCTTTACCATAAGATTTTTGTATTAGTTGATATATATCTCTTTTGAGAACATTAGCCTGTGCAGGAGTCAATTCCTTACCTATAGCAAGTACATCCTGTCCAATTTCATCAATTGTGTTTAGTGCTCTGCTTTCACCTGGGATCTTTGCGTATGCATCTTTTAGACTATTAAGGTGGTCCACCAATGCTGAAGTCTTAATTTTTCCAGACTTCGCCCTTAACAAGTCATCCATTTGTACCTCTATCTGCTGAATAACCTTTCCAGCCTTCTGTGCTAATTGCTCTTTGGAAACTGCAGTTAAACCTGTTTGTGCTGCCTTGGCAGGTAAATCAGGATCTTTTTTAACTACCGACGAGGTTCTCTTTAGAAGGCCCGCCCATGAGTTTTCTGGAATCTTGCTTAGTGGCTTAAGTACTTGCCCCGCAATAGGAAAAGCACCTGCAAATGCACCTGCTATTGCAGAATCTTGTCCAAGTTCTCCTGTTTGTAGTGCGGTCTGCCCACCAACAGTAATGACCTCAGTACCAATTCTTCCACCCAGCTTAGCTGCCTTACCAGCACGTGTGATCGCTGGAATTTTTGCAACTTTAGTTGAAGCTCCACCTGGAATCAAAAACTCTCCAATTTGCTCAAGAGTAAAGCCAATCTTTTCAGCAGTACCTTGTGGAGTAGTAAGTTGTCCTGGTGCCAGATCAAGTGCTCTTTCCACATCACCAGTTAGCTCTTGTGCAGCCGTAAGTTCTTCTTTTTCTACAAGACCTAATGCACGAGCAGGAGCAGACACAACCTTTTCGCCAAGTGTCGCTGCGCCCTTAACAGTGCTAAGAATACCCTTTCCTATACCAGAAAAGAATCCAGCAACACCTTTCCCCGCCTTCTCAATAAAACCATTATCTTCTTCCGTTCGAGATAGTCCACGACTTTTTGCCTCTTGCAATTTTTCCTCAAAAGATTTACTAGGGGCTACGGTTTTTTTGACAGACCGCCCAGCAAGAGAAGATCGGACAACGTTACGAGCAATTATTTCTTCTTGTGGTGTTAATGCCATATATTTACGCTATAGTGTTAATTCTTGTATCACCAAGCAGTGTTGCAACCTCTCTTGGAGAGAAGTAACTTCCGTCTGGCTTCTTAATAGTAATATCTAGGTGTGTACCTCTACCAGCAGCAATCTGACTTGGAGTAAGGCCCTCGCCTGCTGATCCAAGCACTGTTCCAGTATTTCCCTGTTTTCCAAGCAATTGCCCTGGTCTTATGGTGTCACCAGGCTGAACAGCTATTTCATCTAGATGACTGATCCACATTTCACTCCCATCTTGCAATTGCACCTTAACTTGGTTTCCAAAACCTCCATTTTGTCCTGCAAAAGTCACTTGTCCAAGAGTTGGAGATGGTACATCTACTCCCTTACCTCCCTCTAGAACAAAGTCTAACCCGTGTGGCCATGCACTTGACCCATCGATTCCAGTAACGGTCCCTGTGCCAAGCATGCTTAAGCTTGTTCTTCCATTGTCTAGTTTGTCTACCACGGACGAAATCTTCACTGGCTGAGAAAAAGACTCTTGCTCTAGGATTCTGAGTAATTCAAACTCTTCTGCCTCTGGAAGATTTTCCTGTAATTGTAAAACCACATCTTCGTATTCTGGTCGATTATCAATCAAATCACTAAGAGATCGATACGATTGATTTAGAGGTGAGAGCTTGACCTGCACTTCTGTAGATGCAACGTCAGCCCCTGGAGTTAGGTAAGTTCTGATAACTCGATCAGCTGGAACACCAAAAGAAACTGCTTCATTTTCATAAAATGTAACTGCTTGAAGATAGTTTTGAAGCTTTGGCTCATAAATGTTTCGAGACTGTTTTACAAAATCCTCTCTTTGGGATTGCGTCAATCGCTCTCCAGAAGCAACTCTATTATACTGTGCTCTAATTCTTTCTGGGATGCTACCCGCGTTTTGTGCATTTGCGAACTCACCCTCACGAACAACAGAGCCTGGATCAAGCATTTTCATGAAGCTAAAGATCAAAGACAGGTCACCTGCAGCTGAAGGTTCTGCTGCTGCAGCCTCGATTTTATCGTATGCATCACGAATATCAATGTATCCCTTAATATCTGGATCTGCAGCTGCTTCCTTTCTGAGTTTAAACAGTAGATCAGTCTGCTCCTCGTTTAAAGAACCAACTGTTCCCTCGGCGATACGTAACCCGTAAGCCTCACCCTTGGTTGTTCCAAATGGAACTCCTAGCGCCTTAGCATCGCTAATGCTGAGCAATTTATCCATTTCAGACTTCTTTGGTTTGTCAAAAATAATATTCCCATCTTGGTCAATAATAGTCTGCCCCTCTGAAACAGAGAGAGTTTTTCTTTCTCCAGGCATTGAAGCTACAAAGTCACCAACGACTCCAGTTGCTTCTTCTAGGTTTTGTGCCCTAAACACCTGATTTGTAATTTCAGATCCTGCACCAGCTTGAGCCATTTGCAGTGCAATATCTGCTATTTGCTGTTCCCGATTTTCAGCACGCTCTATAGCACGTTTACGTTCTGCAAGCTGAAACTGCAACTCCTCCGCCTTCTTTTTATCAGCCCTGCTTAAATCTTCTTTATTAAACTCTAGTCCTAGCTGTAGCATCTGTATTTGTTGCTTGAGAGGCTCATATTTGACGTCTAAGGCCTGTTGTACCCTCTGTTGGGCTAAAGATAGGTTTCCTTGTAAAACAGACGCCTGAGCGGCTAATTGCAGACTTTGTACTGCTTTATCTCTTTGAGCACGTGTGAGCTGTCCTTGTACTATTGTTTTAGGTACTCCAGCCTCTTGTCCTGCAATTTCAATTTCTTTAGCTTGAGACTCAAGACCTAGAGCTTGGATCTGTCCTGCAATACCAGTTAGTTGCTCTGTAAGGTCTCTAACACCTTCTTGCTGTTCAAGTTGCTGTTTTGTAGCTCCCTGCTGACCTAAATCACGTACAGCCTCAAGTAGGTCACCTCTAAGAGAACCCCTTTCAGCCTCAAGCTGCTCTTGCTGTTGTGAAGGTGCGAAAAGCTCTGAAGTCCTCTGTTTAATCTCTTCTGCCAATGCTTGTCCAGTTGGTACAGGTGTTGTTGGTTGCACTTCTGGCAACTTAACCTCTGGCTGTGGCTGAAGATCATCTGGTGTTAATTCAGATGGTGTTTGTTGATTAGCTAAACGAGCAGACACTTTCATGAAGTCACCTACGTCTGCCACGGTAGGCATACGTCCAAATTCTTCAAAGAAAGCCTGCTCCGTTGGTGTTTTAGTTGTGGTTTCTCCGTTAGCCATATTTTATGCATTATGTGTTTCGTATTCTACATCTATTCGTCGAATAGCTGCTGCAGTATCTGAAAGGTTTGTATGTGTAAAAAGCAGCCCCAAATAGAAACTATCTACATTATTAATTGTTTTAGTAAAAGTTATCCTCTCAACATCACCGTAATCTGAATAAGTAAACTCAGTGTTTATTAAATCATTGTTGTTACTAGTAGCAGCCTGTGAATTGTTAAACCCCTTAACAAAATGCAAATAAAACTTTGCTCCAGTACCCCACTGAGAAAGATAAATATGGAACTTAGTGATCGTACTGTTTGGTTCAACAGTGAAAAGTCTAGACCTCCAATAGGGATCTACACCACCAATACCATTCCAATATTTATTGATGTCTAGTTTTAGAATTTTATCTGAACCACTAATAGTAGAACCACAATAAAGAAATCGAGATGCTAGGTTTTTTACCATTCCAACATCTGAAGCTTTTGTAGCATCAGTGGGACGCGCTCGATCATGGACAGCAACACCATCTAAACATGCAAGCTTACCTACACCGTTGGTACCTTGAGGAGCAAAATGAATCTTATCCTCAAACATTCCGACACTCCCGTATCTTGGTGGTTCTCCTAGGTGTGTTGTTTCTACTACGTTTTCAAAAACAGAACCATTAAAGATCTTTACCTTTTGCGTGGCGTCTCGTCCAATAGTCCAAGCATACAATATCCCGTTGTGCACAATAGAGGCATTTACACTACTATCTTCCAGGTCATAAACGAAATCAGGTTGAGTAGAGCTAAAATCCCACAAAATAAGTTTAGATTCACCCAAAGAAAAGTCAGAGAAAACACTGTCCTTATCGCACAAGATCGCCATTCTGTCTCCGTAATTTTCCATGGTTCTCACAGTAAACCCAGGGGTTACCTGAAATGCCTGGTAGTCTACCTCATCACTTGAATCATCCCACCGAGCTATATAATTTCCATTTGCAATATATACAAGCCCATCCTTACCTAGTACAAGCTTGTGTGGGACACCGTTTGTAAGTGCTGAGCCATTAGTTTGAGTAGTTACAACCGTAGAAAGCCAATCATCATCATAGGTACCAGTGGCCTTATCCATTCTACCAACATCCCCATCAGTATCATCGTTCCAAGAATAGAGAACATATTCGTCTGTAGAGTTTTTGTACACAAGAATATCTTCGCCTGTTAAAGATCCATGACCACCATGAGCAGCAGTAGCATTGTGTGCGTCAATCGCATCGTCCACCCCAAATTGAACAACCCTAGCATTGTCAAGAATGGCAAACATCTCTGAATCAGATCTAATAACTCCATTTAGAGGTAACCCTGTTACCCTAGCTCCTGCGTCAGTTAGAGCAGTAAAAGCTTCACCTGGTGAAATGTGTCCACGTCTGTTTGCACGAAAAAGTGAAATAGCGTTAGAGTTTTCTGCATACTGTCCGTTCGGCATCTCATAAGAGCTAGTCAATGTCGTATAAAAATATCGGTTTGATTTACCCCAACCCTGCAGCACACTGTCAGCGTCGATTGTAATTCGCTTTCGTGCCATATTATCCGTTTGTAATTATTCCGTTTTTAACGGTTATTTCGTTAGTTACAGCGCCGCCTGAACTGGTGGCAACATAAAAGGTATTTGTACCCTTTAGGCCACCAGTCAGGTACCTTAGCTGTTCAGTCTCTCTCACAGAAGAGGTGTACTGCTTAAGTTGATCCATTTCTTTTCGGAGCCTTTCCACTTCCTGCTTCATTGCATCAAATTGTGACTGCTCGAACGCCATATTATATAAATATTGATTTTGGTGTAAATGTTGGGCCGCCTGCTGCATGCTCCACAACAAGTTTAGGGTCTGTGGCTGTCCCAGCCTCATCCGCTGAAACAACGTTTGCACGGTTACGGTTACCGTTTGAACCACTAAATGGCGAGTCAATTATGTCATGTCCCTCTCGAACACCAAGTTTGGTAATCCCAGCCTTTGTAATGTTGCTAATCCCTGTTGCATTAAAAGAAAAATCATTGTACGCCACAGTACTGATAGAACCAAGGTCTATCCTGGCACCTGCATCATGCATTTCTGTTGGGTTGTCTACCGTATCACCTACCGCATCATAGTCACCAGTTGCTAGATCTGTGTTTGATGCTGGATTTGAAGTAACAATAGCCAGAAAATCGTCTCCATCGTTGTCGTCGTTTTGTACACTATCCCCATACAAACTCATTGTAGCGGAACTTACCGTATCTCCAGCGTCAATAGCAGAAGTATCGAAAAGACAGATGCCTCGTCGAATTCGGAAGGCCCCTCCAGTATCTTTACCAGTTTCAATACGAATTAAAGCCAGTGTACTATTTGCGTCGTTACCAGAGGCATCATGTGTTGTGTCCCAACTGGAAGAGGTGTTATCACCGACATGACCATCAACTGTAGTGGTTTCAGGGTCAGGGTCAGGATAAACGGTCGTAGTTGTTCCGTAGACACCTGCTTTAGCCACGGGCACACCCTGTAGGTGTAATGTGTACTCAAGACCAGGAGCGTAACGCATCAACTCAACAAACTCAGTCCACCTATACCGAATTACATTTGCCCATTTGGCACCTACACGAAAGTCAGTGATATACTTACCAGGCTCATACTCACTGCGCACAAAGTTTTTACCAATTTGTGTAATTACAGGGAAGTTTTTATTAATACAAAGCAAATCTCTACCAGCGTCTGTATTGGTCATCCACAAAAGACTGTTCTGATACCTGTTAAACCACAGGTTTTCGTTCAGTCTTTTCGGTACGTATTTCCCGTAAAACTGTTGGTCGTATATCTTCGGCATACTTTTGTTTATCTATTACTTGTTCTCTGTTTTTTGTGGTCCTTTCCTCTAGTTTTTGGTTTAGAGCATTTAACACTGAATCAAACTCTTTTTCATGACACTTAAACCACTTCTCTCCCAGCTTTTTAGTTCTTCGGTAGCGTGTCACGTCTGCGATCTCCCCATCAGCATCTAGTTCTTTTTTAGTAGTGATAGCACCCTCGTAAAAAACCACTTTCAACCTAAAGGTGTCGTCTACTTTTGTCTGCCTAGATATCTTATAGTCAATCATATTATGGTAATTGGAATCCCATCGTAACTATTAGTCCTTTAGGGGCAGTAGAAGAAATAGCATCAACATCAATGCGTAGTAGATCATTTTCTGCAACATCGTCATTTGCTGCATCAATAACCGCTGCTGTAGCTGCGGTATCACTTCCAGTTTCTGCTGAGTCAATGGTTATTACAGTGGAAAGCATATCTGCAGCTTGAGTAAGGTTGTGGATCTGTATGTCTGTAGTTCCTGTAGTTCCTGCACTGATTACCTTAGCATGCACCTCAGTCAAATTCATTCCGTCCATCGCGGCAGGTACGTGTGTATAAAACTTTCCATCACCAGTAGCCACATCTGTAGTGAAATCAAATACTACTGCCTGTACATATCTTATAGCAAAATTTGAACCTGCCAGACTGTCTGGTGTTACAGCTCTTGTGGCATCAGTCCCTGTTGTAGTTTCTGCAGCAGTTGCTAACTCGACAACACCAGTCGCAGTAGTTGTAGCAGCATCAGCACCAGTAGCAATTGTAGTAGCGGTAGTAGCATCAAGCGCATCAATATTAGAAAGTGTCATTGTACCAGCACTGTCTGATAGAATTGCAGCTCCCCCGAAAGACAAGTTCTTTGAAGCTGCGATGTTTACAGTACCAGTTCCATGAGGAGATAGTTCAATGTTTGCATTACCCGCAGTTGTCGTAATCTCTACAGTACCAGCGCCAGCATCTAAATTAAGCTTACCAGATCCATTAGGCGCAATAGTAACATCACCATTTGTTGCACTCGTAATAGTGTTTCCATTTACATCCAAATTACCACCGAGCTGTGGTGTAGTGTCTTCTACTACGTTAGAAAGACCTCCGCCTGCTCCTGGCAGATCATCATAATCAATCTTTCTCATCCCAACACCATCCTCAAAAATGAGAAGTTTGTCCCCAGAAGCAAAAGCTGTTCTATCTGACACATCTGTTGCAGCTGCCCAATCAACTTCATTTCCAATATCCAAATTAGAGATAGTATTATTATCTCCATCAATGGTCTTGTTTGTAAGTGTCTGAGCAGCAGTAAGACCAACAAGTTGTTCTGAGACTGTAGCAGGATCATATACGGTAGCTAACATGTCCCCAGAACCTGATACAGTGTTAAAGTAAAACTCGTTGTTAACAGCATCGTAAGCTAGTACTTGATCATCTGTAGTCGTTAAATTTGCTGTAGGTACGGCAATAACTGTGAGCTCCTCCGATCCATCATGGTACTTAATAAGGCCTGTGTGGTCTGTAATTGTAGTATCCACTGCTACCTCACCTGCAGCGTTTACTGTAGGAGCTGCACCATTTGGGATTTCCAAGCTAGTTGCCCCACCAAAGTCATGAACACCTGAATAAACGTCTCCATCTGCCATTGCAAAGTCTGAAACGTCTGCAATTTGAGCTTCTAGCTCTGCCTTAGAGTCTACCTCCGAAGTTGAACCTCCAGAAATAGCTACAAGTCCTGTATACGCCGAAACATCAGCTTCTAATCCACCTCGTTCGTGTGCCAGTGTACCAGCATCAATGTTTCCAGCATCCAAAGAACCAAGTAGATTTGCCACTGTAACTTTCTTAGTTACAGGTGAACCACTTGGATCATCCACAATTGGGAGTAAGTCCCCGCTCGCTGGAGTCGCTCCCAAGGCGTTTAATTCTGTAATTTTTTGGTCTGCCATATATTATATTATGTTGGTTCTGATTCAAGTGAGTAATTTCCACCACCCTCTGCAGTAATAATCTTGTCACCTGTCTCTAACAGTAAAAAATCTCCATCCTCTTTGAGCATGTGCTGTGTAACCGATACCTGCTCTGTCTCAAGAGAAAAAGCCATATTATACGTACTGTCTTAGTGTATCTTGCACCGTTACCCTTGGTGGAAATAACTGTTGATACCGTTTTGAATAAAAATCTTTGATTCTTTTCTCATAGTCTCTCCAGTCATTTAGAAGAATACTTACCATGTCCTGTCTATTTACTTTGGCATATTCAAGTGCTGCCCCTACAGCGACAGCTTCATGAAACTCACTTGCGAATCCTGGCTCAGTATCTGTTACCGTACTAGCAATAGTTGATATTCCACGATCAAAAGAAACACGCAGACTTGCTGCCTGTGTCCAGTTAGGTGCAGGATAAAAACGAATGGTTTGACCTATAAGACGATAGTATAGTGGTGTACCATTTTGACTAAAGAACTCTTTTTCTGCACTAATCTGTCTTATTCTTTCTTCAGTTATAGGTGCAACAGAATGCCAAGTCCCCCCAGTGTCTTTGACCTCTACCCCACGAATAGTGATAGCTTCTGAAGGTGTAAGATAGTCTTGCTGCCCAGAAGTAAGTGTTACAGTACCAACTGGCAGGTTGCTCTTGTTATTATCATCAAACTGCCAACCACCGTAAGCCTCAAAAATCCAAGACCAAACAGTCTTGAGTGTTCTGTTACAAGCGCGTGCTTTGCGCTGTAAAGAGTATTGATTGTCATCAGTTTCAACCAAGTCATCTATATAAGTGAAGATGTCTTGACCGTCTGTGTCTCCGTTAAAAACCATATATTGCAATAAAAAAAGGCAAGGACCGATCCCTGCCATTGGCTATTTTTGCCTTTGTTGGCACTACTAACTTCAGTATAACAAATATTCACATCATGTCAACAGCTTTTTTAAACATTTTTAAATACTGCGGTGTCAATGCTTCCCAGCTTATACTTTCTGCATATTCACGTGACTGCTTACTGTGCTCTACTATATCCATCTTAGCCACCTCATCAACCTTCTTAGCTATATCTTTTGGGTCAACGTCGTAAAGATCAATAACACAATAATCCTGCACCTGCTTGTGACCACTGGGCTCGACCAAAAACTGACAGAATTCATTGAATGGCTGTCTGTTTGTGGTTATCACAGGCATGCCACTTGCCATAGCCTCTTGAATGGGTAGAGACGTAGCCCGAAACTTTTGTGGTAACACAAAAACATCACCTTCAGCCCAAAGTTCCCAATAATTTTCCACAATCTTATGCCTAAACTCCACATTTTTTGGGATATCTAGGTTAAGTTTCTTTTGACTGTTAACAATAAGCTTAGAATCTGATTCAACATAGTGAAACGCTTCAATCACCTCTTTTGTACAGTTTGCACCCATAAGACCTAAAGTCCCAGCATTGTGTAGAAACGTTTTTGCTTTCTTGCGCTGCTTAAACTTGATCAGGTTTGTATTGACAGGGTCAGGTATCAAGACTTTGTTATTCTCCCTAACCTTATCGAAGTTCAAAGAAGAGGAACAATGAAACAGGGTCGGGGAGTATCCAACACTCGACGGTAGAAACTCGAAATTGACCTTCAAGATTGTTGCTATGCTTTTTTTGCGACATAACTTAAAAGCTAATGGATAGTAAAGCTCCAATACTATAAGCAAATCTAAACCCTCAACAAACTTCTCTATATGTCTATCGGGGTCGTCTACATACAAGGCCTGTCTAAACTGCCTTCTATCACTGCGCACACACATAAGACGGTCAATGTCGAAGTGACGCATGTACTCCTCAGTCAAAACACCCAAACCTTTGTGATTGTCTTTTCCTATCAAACCAATCTTCATACCCTCTCAAAGAATGCTAGTTGTGCTTTTTTATCTATTTCTAGTGTTTTCAGTCCTGAAAGCTCTATATCTTTCTCTTTGATCTCCACACCCCAGTCATGTGTAATAATAATGTCCCCAGACTTAAGCTTATCCGACAATGCGTTAAATTCAATGATCTTATTACCATTGTCACAAAAAAGTATCGTCTTTCCCTTCTTAGAGCATTCCTGAGCAATCTCATCTAAATTAAATAGGATATCTTTTTGTCTAAAGTACTGATCAAAGTTGAGCAACTTTTTAAGATTCGACGGCTCATAATCAACAACGTCATAGGTAATAAACTCCGCATCACGTTCCATGCACCATAAAAGGAAGTAGAGACTCAAATTACCAGTAAAGGTACCTAGCTCAATGATTCGAGCAAAGTCATACCCCGAAAGCATGTTGTCTATCGTATAGATAAACCTTGGGTGCTGGTTTACGTGATGCCCAAAAAGACATGAGTGGTTAGAAGTCCTGTAGTCATTTCTATTAAATTTTTTCATATATCGTTGTTTGCCAATGTCCAGTCTTCCCCATTTTGTAAGGATTCCTGCGGCCATAACCCATAAAGTCATGTCTCTTAAGATGTTTTGCAGCCTCATGAGCCTCGGCGTAGCGTGGACGTTCTGAATTATCAAGAATAAGAAAGTTATTGAAGTGGCCTAGTGCATGCTTGAAGCATTCCACCCTTCTTCTACCATCAACAACAATTATGTCGTAATTCTTAGTAAGAGGATGAATATATGCTTCACTCTCTAAAAACTCAAAATTGGCTCCTGTGCGCTCTGCCCACTCTTTATCGTGTTCTATACTCTCAACCTCATAAAACCTCTTAAAAAAGCTTGTAGAGGCTCCTGCACCCCACTCAAACATCGTCTTACTACCCTTGTCGTTTGCCATCAGCCAAATTAGGGATTCATATGTTAACCACGGTATCTCCATAGGTTTTTATCAATAAATTTATTGGTCATAGCAGGGTCATAATTAATATCTGCAAACTCACACAGTCTTTTCATCTGCTCATCAGGTTTTTTAAACCAATCCTCAAACTGTAGCCTTATAAACTGTTCACCACGTATTATTTTTTCTATAGCTGCATGCGTCCTTTCGATTCGCTGTCTTGCATCCTTATCAGTAAGAGATGAGTTGATTGCATTTTGTATTGAACGGATCTGATCCTCAATAATACGCTCGCACACAATAAACTTCACATCATCCAAGTATGGGGCAAAGTATTTGTATTGAAAAGTAAGCCAAGGCGGATTCTTCATACCCCATTTCTCTGTTTTTAACTCTTCTACTATTCTATAAGCCTCTAAGTACCGCTCATCCTCATCAAATCCATTTATGTGATTTTGAAATGTCTTAAGAAGCTCATCTTCAAAATAACCATATGGATTTATCACATGACCACCACGAAAAGTGGAACCCATAGATATGCCGTTTTTGTGGAGTATCCTCCCAACTAGGGAAGTGCCTGATCTACTGTCTCCTAAGATGATAAATGTTTGCATAGATCTTCAACTCTTCGGTCATAAGTGTAATTTCCACACTCTATGAACTGCTCAGCCCTAAGATATTCCCTCTTATTAACATTTTCCAGGTAATAATCAATAAGATTACGCAGAGCGTCAAAATCATTGTGAGGAAAGGTTGGAACTGTATCAAACTCTTCCTCAAACCCCTTAACTTCTGGATGAATAAGAAAACCTCCACGCCCTGTCACTTCATACGCCCTATTACTCCAATAATGTGGAGAAGGGACACTATCACCTACGACCACCTTTACTTGAGCAAGTTTCTTGTTCAAATTAATACCACGAGTATTATGGATGTGCAGAAAATTGTAGTTTTGCTTTAAGAACCTAAACAGTTCTTTTCTATGTTCATAGTGCGCACTACCAACAAAAGCTACATCGTAGCCCTTAACGCATTCAAACTTTTTGTACTCTGGTGCGTGTATACCTTGGCGCAAAGTTTCATGTGAAACACCTATTGACTCCCATTGTTTCTCGTGACCTCCATCTGTAGTAAACACATAATCTGCCTTCCACATACTCTGTTTTTCCACATTCTTGCGCCAACCCCAATACAAATCAAAAAGCCAGCATACAGACGTAGTGCCGACTTTCCTAGCAGTCTTAATTGCAAGATCAAAAGCTGGTGGCGTTTTTGTAAAAAGAAGAACATCGTATTTATTCCTTGAAAGCTCACTTGATACACCAGAAGCCCCGTAAGAATTACGTGGAAGACATTTAACTTCATGCCCTTGCTTTTTTAATGCGTGGGCTATCCAGGATTCTGTATTATGTGGGCCAAATGAGCCGTAGTAAAGGAATTTCATTTGTGCATTCTCGTTTTGTGAGCTTTAAGTGACGCTGGAGTCTTGTACTCTTTGCTGCACTCATCACAGACATTGCCTGAGACCTCTTGTGTTGGCTTCTGAGGGGTTTTTGGCTCCACCTTGGGTGTTACAGCCTTTTTCTTCTCAACAAGCTCAAATCCTTGCAAAAGAGTGTCTTCTAGGTGCTTCCTTGGAATGGTGACGTTCTTACCATCCTTTAGCCTTCTAACTACTACATATTCCATAGTAATTGCTTCTCTTAAGATCGGACGTTGCCTTGTCTTATTCAAACTTTCAAGCTCCGCCGACAGTTGATTTAATAACTTTTTCCTTTTAAAAATTGTTGGTTCATGATCTACCACCAAATCATCATAATATGCTCTGCTCATGCACTTTGCATCTGGATCATACCTATCATACCTAGCTGCCTTTCTTAGTCTGTCCTCTTTGAGCATCAATCCGTAGTGTTCTAGGTAGAATGGTGCATGCCAAGCATACTGGTAACAAATAGGTGGGGCTAAGCCACAATGCACGTTCCTTTTAAGAAACTCCAGACCATGCTCAGGCATGTACTTGTAAAACCTCACGTTCCAAAACCTCTGTATACCCTCACCGTGATAAAAGTGATCCTCATCGTTGTACAGATTCACAACTAGGAACTGGTAGGCTATTTCATCTGTATTTGCAAGCCTCTGTGCCTCTTTTCGATCAAACTCTGGTGGAAATACCTCATCACTGTCAATCGCTATAATCCAGTCAGGGTCGTACTTACCTACATACTTAAGCAGATCTGTTTTGATGTTAGGCTGGTGCTTTCCCCACTCTCGATCATCCCTATAAAAGTCAAAGCCAAATCCTTTTATTAAATCTTCCGTCTCTTTATCTGTGTTGTTACCAACAATTACTACATGATCACACAGTCTCCTTAGTTCCTGTAGGCTCCTCTTTAGATACCTCTCTCGGGGCCCAGTAACCATTACGCCAACTATTTTTAACATAATCTTTTAAGAGTTTCTTAGCTCCGACTAACTTAGTCTCTGCTTGTTCTACACTCATATACGCCTCACCTAGCTTTTTATCCAATTCATCCCCCTCTGGCAAAATCATTAAGTAAAATCTTGCCGCAACCTCGAATTTTCTCTTTTCTATCCAAAACACCTTAATCAGTTTTAGTATCTGGTATAGTCGAAACATATTCTTTTGAATCTTTAGCAGGCAAACGCCCGTCTTTAATAGCTTTGTTAATCTGTTTTTGAACGTATTTGTCCATCTTTTGTGCCACTTCTTCGTCTAGCACCGTCTCCATACCTTCATAGTCCTTGACCCTGGCCCTGTAGTAGTTTCGCTTCCATGTAGGTAGGTTTTCATCTTCGGCTGCCTTCCTCATAACAAAGACAATTTCTTTGTTTTTCTCACGCTCAACAAACAAATCTTTGCCATACTTCTTGTTGGCCATCTTCTGAATCTTCTGTAGCTCCTTAAACATTAAATCTTTGTCCATACTACAGACCTCTAAAGTAAGACCGACCGTCCCCTTGTACATCGGTGTTTGATGGCTTGATGCTTGGATCAGCACTATCGGCCTCTTTCTTGTAAAGTTCTCGCAGGTATTCTTGAGCTGCCTCAATACCTTGTGTATTCATGATTTCGTGCATCTTAGGAAGACCATCAAAGTAAGTCTTGCTGTCTGTTGCACCTAAGTATTTGTGAATGATGCGACCCTTACGAGAATTTTGAATGCGACCCTTCATAATAGTCCAGGCCTCATTCTCTTGAGCACAGAACACTTCCCCGTTGTCTTTCGCGAACCAATAAACCATGTGTGGCCTTTCTTTGGTTTGCGGGCTTGCACCCACGTCACCCTCATAAACTGGAGCTGTGAATTGCATAAAGTATTGCTATCAGACCATATCGGGATGCGTGGTCTGATATACGCGCCCGATATGAACAATGAATAATTGTTTATGACTGAATGAATGCAGAGTTAGCATTAATCAGTACCGCACCTGGCTCACGTACAACCGCGACACCGTAAAGGATATCAGCGACCATAAGCATACCGAGATTGCGGACTTCGTTTTCTGCCTGGATTCTAACCTTACCTCCGTTAGCTCCCATAGTTTGCACTGCAAAAGCGAATGCACTCTTGTGAAGAAGAAGGTTACGGTAAGTTTGAAGACCAGAAACAATGTTTGAAGTAGTGTATACAGGGATTCCGTAAAGAGTTCCGCGTAGAGCACGTACCATTGATTGGTTTCCAGGGAAGTTTCCAGTAGCTACCATTCCAGCTACGTTGTTTGGTCCAACTGATGACTGGTCGTAGTACTTAGAAATAGCGTGGATCTGGTTCCAGTAAGTGTATGGGTGGAAGAAGAATGCACACTCATCAAGTGGAGTGTTCAAAGTGTCAAGCTTTTCAACAGCCTGGCGGATTTCAGCATCTGTAAGAACAGTAGCTGTATCTCCAACAGTGTTTGTTGTGATAGATGACCAAAGAGCTGCAAGTGAGTCTTCAAGAGCGTCAGCAAGAGCTCCTCCCATTTTAGCACCCCAGATAGCTGATACGTCGTAACGTTCTGCAATCTGTTTAAGATCCTTATCACCTACGATTACAGCAATGTAACGGTGAGTGTTGATGGTTACTGAATCATCATCCATTGCAGGCCCTTCAGTGGTAACTTCTGCACCCTGAGTTGATTGAGTCTGAACAGTGAATGTGTTAGTAAAGTAACCAGGAATGTGAACTACGTCCCCACCACCTGCTGCAAATGAACTTACGTCAGTACAGAAGTTAGCAAGAACGGTTTTAGCAAAGAATTCCTCATTAGCAAACGGTGACCACACTTCTGGAATCACTGCTGCCAAATCGGCTGCTACATATGGATCAGTTGTTACTGCCATATAATTTTATGTTAGCTAGTGCGCTTTCCAAGTCGAGCTTCCATCATCTTTTTGTAAGCAAGATTTGCCTCTTCGGGCTTCATATCTTTTAGCTTTGTGACTTCTACTCGGTTTGAACCACCAGACGATGATGGCGTTGCGCTTTGGACTCTACGCTTTGCTCTAATTGCATCGAGCCCACCTTTTACAAAGGGATCATCGAGATCTTCCTTTGAAGGATTAGGATTAATCTTAAAGACCGCATCCGTTTCCTCAGGCGAAAGCCCGTGACGATAGCCAAACTGTCTTTTTTTCTCAGCTTCTGAGAGCTGCTTAACAGTCTGATGTAAATCAAAGTCCTGCGTTTCGTCCGTTGATTTATAATTTTGAGGTTCAACCTCCTTAGGAGCTTGCTCCTCTAGTTTTTTGGCTTTAGAGCGCCAATGCTCTTTCTGCGCCTCAAGCTCTTTGAGCTTCTTTTGCAGATCTTCTTGAGGTTCTTGAGACTCCCCAATTGCCTCTTGTGCCTCTACTTGTGGTTCTTCTTGAGCGTCCACCTGCTCAGTGTGTTCATTTGTCATAGAGTTTTGTCTCTGTTATTTAGTCATTTTAGGGAGTTTAGTCTCCATAGTTGATTTTAACGACTTTACTGTCATGACCAGTTGTCTATCCCACCAAGGGCATCTTGATCCAACTGACTTAATTTTGTTTGAAAGTAATATTGGATCACTTCACAAGTTGCTTTTCGAACATGTATTTCCAATTCTGGATCCACATTTAGAGGTGTACGCACATCTGCAATCTGATCTACCACATAATGCACGTATTGCTCCAAAAGAGAATTGTCTTTTAGTGATTTGTATTTGTCTAAATCTGATTTAATCATACTGCTGGTTGCGCTTCTAATGCCTGCTCAATCTGAGCGGTATTAGGGATTTGCCCACCCTGTGCCTCCTGTGCTGGAGCTGGCCCTGCAATACTTTCTACATTCTCACCAGACAATGCAAGTAGTTTCTCAAGCACCTTTGAAGCTCTAGGATCTGCCTGCTGTGCAAGCAAATTGTATGTAGTAGTCAACGTTTCAATTCTCTTTGGAAGATTAAGGCTCTCTCCTGTTATGACCAAATCAACACTAGCCTCTACTTGATCATAAAATCTATCTGGAATCTTCATGAACAACTGCTTTTTCTCTTCAAGATCACTTGAAACCTTAGACTCAATAGCTTTCAAATCAGGAAAAATACCTGATAAAAGCTGTTCACGAGCAATCTTATTCACCTGGTTCTTAGTAACGATTTTTTTAAGAGTTGCTACACCCTCTTCGCCACTAAACAATGTGATTGTGTGCTCTTCACTGTTGTTCTTCTTGAACACAGGAAGAAGAAGTTCGTTGATCACCTCCTTAAAAAATAATCCAAAGTTCTCCCTTTTAAGTGCAAAATGGGAGTTTGAAGCGTTAGAAAGAAGCACCCCAAGACGAAACGGCGTCCCACTTGGCAAGCTTTCTCCTGTAGCAACCTCGAAAGTGAATGATTTTTGATCTGAATTACGATCCCATGAACTAGCCGCAGCTTGAAACTCTCCAAAGCTTCTTGTTGTCATATCCACCTGCGACACATTTCCACCTGGCATGATCTGAAGCACGTCTCCATCCTTAACATCTCGCACAAGGTTCTTTGGAAGCTCGCTATCAGGTGACTGAAAGATCTTCTTTGAAGACCACAGCAATGCTCTTCGCTCCAAGTTAGCAATAAGGTTTCGAACAAGTTGGTTCTCAAACTGGTTCTCAATCTCCCCAATACCAAGCCATCTACCATCCTGACGTGCCCAGTGAACTTCACGGTAAGGTCTGTCCCCATCAGCGATTTTCTCAAGAAACAAAACACTTCCGTCATCTGAACTTGCCCCCTCAAGAGTTAGAATACTCATCGTATCAACACTCTTATACTCATCACCCTCTTCAATCTCCAAATCTTTTTGCTTCTTGTACCAATCAAGAGGTACACGACCATAACGCTCATAAACTGTTATTGTCTCGTCAAAGTCAAGTTGGATATCAGACAAGTCCCAATGCATATTCCCCATCATGTCTAAAGTCATGTTACGGTGCTCCTCGATTACATAACGTGAACTTTGAAGGTTCAGACAATCTTGTTGGTTACGCAAATAACGAATAGGCACTCTCTCAAGCTCATCCCCAACAACCTTTACAACTGCACTACCGTAGCGTGAATAATCTGTATTAAGCTCGTTAATAAGCTTACCGAAGTAGTTTTCTTTCGCCCATGCTTTAAATTTTCTTCCAAGAAAGTAAGCCCCCCACACTGAATTGTCTTTCTCAGGCACAAAAACAAAGTCCTTAACATCAAGATCAGTCTGCTTAGCAGCCACATCAGCCCTAAACTTTCCAATGTTAAGAAATACCTTTCTTTGCCCTTCACTGTCATACTCTCCACTTTGAAACTTCGAATTGTAGTACAAATCAATCAAGTTAACGGTCTCCTTTTGACTAAATTGATACCCACCCGCTTTTTGTTTTAGGTGTCTTGCATTACCTTGTGTACTTGCATCAGCAATATTGATCTTGTTCTGATCAAAGTCCTGCATTTCCTTGTTAAGTTGTGCTATCAAATTAAAATTCTTCATAAAAAAACCAGCATTATAGTGCTGGCATTGGCTCGCTGGCCTTTACTGCCTGTATTATCATCTAAATTATAACAAATTAACTTTGTCTGTCAATATTCGTACTTCTCTGTCCTCGAAACTATCCAAACTATTTTACCGTTTTGGCGTTTTATCTTAATCTCTTCGTATGTGTCCAAGCGCCTAATACGATCAAATAACATTTCTTTTGGATCTTGTTTAGATGTAGTCAGTTTGTCTTTTGGAAGCATAAGAGGTAGGTTCTAACATCCTCGAAAGGACAGTTTTTAGTGGCATTTTGTTTAGTTGCCTTGGAGCTATCGAACTAACAGCATATCGCATAGCATCAAGTGCATGATCTAGTCCACCGTCAGGGACGTTCAGAGGTCTCTCATTGCGATCCACAGCCCAAAGGTAGTTCCTATATTCCTTAATTAGATTAATACTTCTCTTGGTAACCGATATCTTCTGATCCTGTATTAGCTGAATACCTTGGTGCACACTATCCTTTCCTTTTTTTGCTCCTATAACCTGATGCCCGTACATACAAAGTTCGTCTATACTCTTCGGCTCCGCGCTATCCGCCACTGTAAGTACCTTTTCTTGATTCTCCAAAAAGTCTGCAATACGCTTATTTGATAAACCCTTTTGATACAACAGCTCATCCACAACAAGGGAATTATTATAAACGTACAGATCAACGATAGCGGTAGGATCATTAGTATAACCAAAGTCCAAACCACGTCTTTCCAATCTTGCTTCATGTGGTATTTCATCTATTATTGCCCAGTTAGTGTAAATTCTTCCATCAACTTCACCTAACTGTCCAAGCCCGTATACTTTCCACCATGACGCCCTGTGCTGCCTTTGCTCAATTGCGTCTATGATCTGGGGTGAAAGCGCCTCATTGTCCTTATAGGTCAAAATAATGTGCTCTACGTCCGTTCTAGTAGCCTTAACCTCCGTATAAAACCAAAACTCGTTAGTAGGGTTCCAATCCATGAATACAAGCTCTTTGGTACGCACCTCTAGTTCTTCAAAAGCATTGAATGGAATATTGTTCGCCTCGTTAAGGAATAGACGATCACGTCTTGCTCCCCTTAGCTTATCCCCACTGTCTGCTGAAAAAAACTCAATCTTGCTTCCAGTCTCAAATGTGTATGTACTGTACGTCTTATCCCAACTATCGTCCTGCCAGTATCCTTGTGCTTTTAGTATTGCCTCAAAATCTCTCATGGCTCCACGCTTCAGATGCGGAACTGACTCAGAAACCACAGATGTAAGCGTAGATTTCTTATCCGATTGGGCCATGTGAATCAAAACAAGCAAGATAGAAATGGTCTTAGAGGCTGATGTACCTCCCTGAACAGCCCTAATCTTACCCTTCATCGCTAGCACCTTCTTTGTTGCCGTTGTCGCCGTAAACATTTGCTAGTATTGGTTGAGGCATTTCCTTGCCCATCGTTGAATGATCTACCTTATCCCTCCATCCAAATCTGTTCTTCATGTTCATGTACCAAAGTGTTGAATTGAAGTCTTTATTCTCTAAATTTACTCTTCCTTTCGTCTGCCACCATAGCTCTGAAAGTCGTAGTCCCTTTTTTATGGTCCGTAAGAATTCTGGATGATCTCTTTCCATTCGCTGCCTAGTTTTCTCGGAAATATCTAGTAAACCATGAATCTCAGCCAGTGATGCACCTTGAGACATGTGTGTGATAACAAGCCCTTGCCAATCTTCTGGAAGGTCTTTGAGTGTCTTTTTAGGTCTTCCTGCAGGCATACTATGTTAGATCTTTAGGAATGTTTATCGTATCACCTGGCTTAAACTTTCTTTGCCAATCCTTAATAGCCAACCATCTTCCTAACTCCCCCTTAGCTCTAGCCTCTTTTGCACTGCCATGACGATTAAGAAATGCTTTCTTTCGCTCAGGTGTGGTTGCTACTCTTACTCCAGGCTGTCCAAAGGCTCTCTTCCTTTGCTTACCTGTCTTTGGGTCCTCCCAAACTGCCTGTAATCTCTTACCCTTTTGTGTTGCTCTTTTTATGGTTGCTTTAGGCATATAGAGCTACCACCAACCATGCTAGTAAATTGGTAGCAGCTTCTATTTGCCGTACTGCTTTTTATTGCAGTTACTGTTAGTATACCTTATTCCTTAACTGTGTCAAGTTAAGATGGAAGTTTGTAATAGCCTGGATCGATGGTTATGTTAGGATTACTAGCATCTACCCAAACTCCAAATCTTTTAACTGCTTGTGTTCCGTCTTCTAGGGTATACTTATCCCCATCTTTAAAACCTTTTTTGTTTTTTTGTTCCCTAATACTATTTATATTACTATCTTCTAATACTATGTCGCGTTTAAATGCTACCCCCCTCGCGTTTAAACGCGCACCCCCTCGCGTTTTATTTCTACCCCCCCTGTATTTAAACGCTAGGGGTGTGGATATCTTTCTGTGAAATCCTTCAGCTATTTCTACCACTATCCAGCCATCTTCTTCGAGCTCTTTTATGTACTTTGACATGATCCGATCACTTTTCCTACCAAGCTTTTTAGCTAAATATTTATTAGAGGCAGTACATACGCCATTTTTATTACTGAGTGACATTATCAAACCGTAAAGCAATGATTTTGTTGGGTTGCCAGACTCGGCAAGCTCCGTTGGAATTATATAGAAAAAATTCTGCTGCATATGATTTAAATAAAAAAGGCAACGTGTTGCGGTTCATCGAGCTTCCCAGCCCTTCCCATTTCTGGGACGCAACACACTGCCTTCTGTTTTCAAATTATTGGATATTCGATGAACTGTTTCTATTATACCCCCTTGACCCTTACCAGTCAATCGTGTATACTGTGGATACATACAGTAAGTAATATATATTCTTATGGAAGAGCAAGAACTAATACGGCAGGCAATGTCTGCTATGGGGAAAAGATCGTGGGAAAAACAAAAGAAGACTCGGGATTCTGAGTTCTTTAGGCAAATGGTACAAAAGCGCTGGGAAAAGAAGAAGAAAGATACCAACGATAAGTTATCCACAGACTAGCTATTGCAATATATACTAACCGTCTGTATAATATAAATATAGCTGAGAGGTACGAGGTACTTAGGCCCCAAACAAAGCCAAAGAGAAAGCCACAAAGTTCCACCGACGTCTCGGCGTTACAATTTATACCATGGGGAGTTTCCTCTAGGTCTGAGAGGCTCCCCACAGGCATTTTATAAACTAATTCATATAAGTGGAGAGATATGAACAACATTATTGAGACATTGCAAAAGCAATGCGAGGAGCTAGACCAAATTCTAGCAAACAAAGATTACCTTGAGCATAAGTGTGCTTGTGGAGAGCATATTCAAGGTACTTATCAATCACGTATGTGTGATTCATGCTGGGCTGATTTAATGGCAGAACCACCATTTGAAACACAAGTTTTATGAATCTTAAATACGCGCAAGGTTGGAAACAAAACCAAAAGGTTCTGCAAGAATACATCGACTGGGGGGTTGTTGTATGTGGAACCCAAGAAAAGCTAGGAACTTTGAAGGATTACGTTTATGCCTTCATTGTTCTTGGCATGTTATTTGCTGCAGTATTGTTCATCCCTTTAATGGTTGCGGTATTATATGCCCAAATATAGTATGACAAGAAAACTTAACCTTGGTCGTTATGGTATGCAGTTTGAGAGCATTGACCTTGGGGTATCCGATTGTGACTCCAGGGAAGAGGCAGAGCGTGAGATTAAGCACTGGGAGTACGATATGAGGAAGAACATCTGGGAGAAGATGCAAGTTAAAAAAGATAATAAACAGCCTTAATTTAAGCTTATGGCATTGAAATTTAATATTGGTGACACAAAACAAGTCACTATGAAGTACGATACTGGAAAGCCAGTAGATGGAAAGTTTGGCCCTCAATTCATGTTTGGGGTCACAGTAGACGGACAAGACGAGTATTGGTACGTTAGCCCGTTCGTTAATGGATTGTTTGAAAGTAACAACGTACAAGCAGGAGATACCCTTACTGTTACTAGGTCAGGACAAAAGCAATACGTATACATGAAAGATGGTCAGGTACTTATGACCAAGCCAGGGTATAGTCCAAAGCCACAACCAGCTGCACTTGGTGGTAATATGGACGACATAATGCGACGCCTAAAAACGCTTGAAACTGAGATGGCATTCGTAAAAGGTAAACTAGGCGCTACGACGCAAGAAAACGGCTCACAGTGGCAAATAGAGGCCAATAACGACGTGCCTGAGCCTGAATTCATAGGACCACCACCAGGTGAAGAAGTGAAATTGGAAGATATACCGTTTTAATTGGTCAGGGTCTCTTTCGAGAGGCCCACATATACTCGCTCCTCAAGGTTTTTTTCTCTCCACAACCATCTTCATACGCACATACTATATGCTTGGGGAGCGGATATATGAAAATCACAGAAGCACAAATTAGACATGTGGCTAACAGTCGTCCTGGTAGCGCTGAAGATAATACAAGCTTCCTCATTGCTTTTTATGAAGTAGTGTGCCAAAGTAGAAATATAGACACTTCTTGGGAAAACATTAAATGCATCATGCGTGAATACAAGCCTGAAAACGTTGTGCGAAAAAGAAGAAAATACATCGAATCGAACGAACATCAGTTACACAAAGAAGAAGAATACAGACTAAATTATTCTTAACACCACCACATGAACGAATATCTGTTATGTGCTGCTTCCATCTTTTTACTCCTGGTGTTTTTTATTTACATGGAAATTAGACACGAAGCATGTATAAGTGCCCCAGAGATTTACCAAGAATACTTCCAAAATTAATATGTCAGGAAAAACATCAAGAACTAAGGGACACAACTTTGAAAGAGAAATCCGAAAGAAACTTAAAAAAATCTTTCCCAACTGTGAAACATCACGATATAGCTCAAGAGAAATGGATGATCTTTGCGTAGATCTAGTAGATACAGCACCATTCCATTTTCAATGTAAGGCTTGGAAGTCTGCACCTAACTTGCATCAAGAACTCAAAAAAATGCCAGATGACATACTCTTCAATGTTGTAATGCACAAAAGGCCTAACCAAGGAACTGTAGTAGCCATGTCTCTGGAAGACTTTATAGAAATATTACAAATGCTTAAAAGCGAAAAAATAATATGAGCCACCAAAAAGGCCAGGGGGGCCGTAAAACCACCATTAAAGCACACGAGCACCAAATAAACAAAGGACATCTGATTGAATGTTCTAAGTGTAAAATTCTTCGCACCCGCATGGTAGAAGATTGTCCAGTTTGTAAGTTCAACGAATTAGGGCAAGTTACAAAAGGGGCTATGGGTAGATTTCACAGGTAAACTGCAAGAGCCCACCATACGGTGGGTTTTGTGGAGGTGACCTTTGATTCGCATTACATGCTACTGCTCTTGTGGTGCTACTAGCTGGACCACAGAATACGACGACGGCAAAGAACGTTTCATTCACAAGGAAGGTGTGGCGGACGATTGCTCTGACTGCGACAAGCAAGTAAGTCAAGGTGACTCCTACCCTGACAACACCTTCAAGCGTGCCATGCGCAACGTAACACCACTCAAGCCCAAGAAGGGTTTCAGATGAGCAATAATCACACGTGTGGCGGAAGTCTCACCAACATGAAGACACATGTTGATGGCAACAAAGCAGTCATCACATTCATCTGCCTGAAGTGTCAGCACAAGATTGAGCGTGTCTACTGGGCCAGTCCGATCTACCACAAGGAGGGGAACCAATGCACCAAGATCCTGACCATGCAATGATGGTGTTTACCATTCTGGCATTCATTGCCAGCGCACTGTATCTGGTGTCGCTATGATTCCCAGATGCTTCAAGTGTGGTAAACCCATGAGTACCCACAGAATTGTTTCCAACGGACACGGTGAACTTCGCGTCACCTACAAGTGCCACCCATGTAAAGAGGAAACCCTCCAGGTATCCCACCACAAGGTCAAGAAGAAGTAAATGGCCACGAGGTTTTTATGTCCGTTTCCTCGCCAAAAAAAACGGGCACCAATTCAACAAATAAAATACCAGCGTGATTAAGACGCTGGTTTTTACATTGACGGTTCCGACAACGTCAACTGGCCTAAACCTTCGCGCACACTAGTGCCACAAACGTTTTTTTGAACCACTTAGGGCCACGTGAGGTTAAGCTTTAGCAATACCTGCTCGGAGTGTCATTACTGACAGTCCTTGTAGTATAAGCTCATTGTCCTGAGTCAGCAAGCCCAAAATGATCATGAGCGCACCAACTATGTAGGTTTTCTTCCCCTTAAGGAGCTCCAATAGTTTCATACTTTTTATATAAATGGTAGAAACCCTGTTCTTAGGTACTCACTATATTCCCTAAGTTTAGGTAATCTTCCATGGTTAGTTAAATACAAGTTTGCAAATGTTACTGGGTTCAATGATCTGATATCGAGGCTAAACTGCATCGCATGTCCAATGTAAAAACGTTTAGACAGCACCTTGATGGAATCATCATAGCTATCGAAAATCACCAAACTACCATCTTTGTTTACCCTAAGCAAAGTAACAGCATGATTTATGTTTTGATCTGTATAGTCATACACACCATTCTTAGGAGCCTTCCAAGCCATCACCGTTACCTGCAAAGGCCCATATATTAATGCTTCTGATAACTGCTCCCTAGATAGCCCATTCCACCCGACCCACTCATATGAAACTTCATAACTGTCACGTATAATTTTTGCTCTACCCTTTAAGGGAGTGTGTGGATATTGAATACTTCCATAATAGTCAGGAACTCGCTGATAATATTTCTCCTTAGATTTTCTGTCCCAGTAATAATCCTCCTCAAGCAAAAAACCATCATTACGAATAGAGTCAGCAACTCTCTTTAAGGTGTTTCCCTTACCTGGTATTGTGCCACTCATTTTGGCAGTGAATCTGTCAGAAAAATTAACCTCAAAGTTGTATCTCCTTTTAAAGATTATCTCCAAACAATTAAGGGCAGAAAAAGTAACACAAGCCCAAGTATCTTGATATGTACCAACTTGTTTTTCAAACTCAGGTAAAAACGGTGTCCAATCTCCATTTTTTTCTAACACTTTTTTCTCCAGCGAACCAAAATGGTAATCCTTTGGATCTGGTAGACTATCCACCAAACCATAGTTAACTTTTTTTCTGGGCATAAGTTATTAGTTAGCTTGTTTAATTTCTACAATTTGAAAGTCTTGGGTACTTTCTTTAACTTGGTAAGTTTTAAATCTCCCCTTCACACCTATATCAAGCTCAATGCGATATATGCCAGAAGGTAAACTTGTTGGGAGTTTCTTTGGCAGGGAGGTTACTGTGTTACAACCACTCTCTGTATATACACTAAGAGCCTCAATGAATATGTCTGGTTGTAGATCGTATTTCTGCTTATCAACGCGGACTAGACGACTTGTAAAATCTACAGTAGTCCCATACTTTGCACAACGAGTGAATGTAAAAGTTAATTTTTCTCCAGGTACATATACTTGCTTACTCGGTTTCCATGGTGCGTCTGGATATTCAATTGGGTTTTGCTCTAAAACAAACAAGGAAAAAAGTAGTAGGCTACCTGCAAAAATGAAAGCTGTTAGTGTTTGTATGGCAAAAGCCATTCTTCTACTGCTCATATTATTTAACGACAACCGTCAATATTGCAGTTAAGAACGCTACAAGTATTGTACCAACCATTCCATAAACAATATTACGAACGGGGATGAACTGCACTAGTAAAGTGTAGAGTTTTTTAAAGTCTTGTAGATGTTTTTCAAGTTGATCTACTCTTTTAGTTAGATATTGTTTATCTCTTTTTAGCAACTCTACTTGCACATCTATACTATTTTTTTCAGACATAGGTCACGTGAATAAAGACTAAGCATAAGGAGGAATATCATCTAAGATACCCTCTTTTGTAATACACAAATCGTAATAATCAGTTTCCGAAAGTAATGACTGATACCTTATGCCAACCTTGCCTGCCCCAGCAGTAACAGTTGCTTTGTACACCATCGACGGCAGACCCCCAGGAACACAGGCGTACATTTCCAAAGTGGTACCGTTTCTTTTTAGAAAATAATCTTTTGTCGGGATACTTTTCCAGGCCACACTATTGTTATAGTTTATATATCCACTCTGGTATGTATCAAACCTGTTAGAACCAGAGCTACGGAAGAAATAGTACATTGTGTGATTTGTGGTTGCCTGTAGGTATGAGTTAATCCCATACCAAGAAGCAGTCGATGCGTCAGTACCATCAACAAAAACCGCACCAAAGACCAAAACACTTGGGGCAGTGTCTCTTACTGTTCTGCGCACGCCAGCACTGGTATATCTTACAGGGTGTATACGAACCCCCCAAGAAAAGTCTCCTGCAGCTACGTCTCTAAGTATCCCCTGTGCTCTGTTGGTACCTGCAGTAATGGCGTCGCCGTTCTCATCTTTGTCTGTTTCCATTATTATGGCATTTGATGAGGAATTGTCTGCAAAAGTCACCCCTGTTGAACACCCAACATCAAGTGCGTCCTGGAAGTCTGCCGCTGAGGGTACACCACCCCAGTCATAACCAGTGGCCCCACCCAAATCAGGCAGAAGGCTTTCGGGCACTTTCCCTGTTGAGTCATCTAAGTAAGCGTATCCTTGTGTAGCCATATTATATTGCTGTTCTACTTATCTCTCTCCATGTACTACCATCGTACACAAGAGTGAGGGTGTCGTTTGCTGTTGCTGCAAAGTCAAGCGACGCCGCTAATAAAAGTGAAGCACCTGTACCTGCAGTATTATGCTTCACGGTCACAGAACCATCAAATTGAAGTGTTACAACTGATCCTGATTGCCAATTTGTTGCTGCTATTGTATTTATCTGAGTAGTACCCGTTATATCGAAATAATTACCATCTCCAAGTGTGATATTGTTAGCACTTGCCACATCAGAACCCTTTAGTCCTTGTATGCGTTTTTGAGCAACGATATCTTCGGTTAGTTGGAAAAAGCGCTCATCATAAGCATATTCTTCCAGGATATCAGTACCAAACGTGATATTACCTCCAAAATCTGTGTCTGTGAGGTAGGTGGTAGAATAAGAAATACGAGCATCCTGGTCGATGTTAGTCAAAGAAAAGTTGATAGTTTGCATGTCAATTACCGCTCCAGTGTGGGCGTATACACCATACTCAGCATTAGAAAACGTATATGACTTCCCTGAAAACGAACTCCAGTTAGAGTTAAAACTAACAATTACACAACGATTTGATGCTGTTTTAGCACCCATATCAATGACAAGGGTTGAATTGAAAGAAGAATAACTTACCCCGTCACACAGTATTCCCCCAAATGCACCTCCAGATCGTCCATTAAGTGTGATAGTGCGTGTACTTCCAGTTCGGATAATACATCCACGTTGCAGTGCCCAACCATAAGTTCCAAAATCATTGAAGGTTAGACTCTGCTCCACATCCATGTAAGTGCCACTCGCTAAAATAATACCGAAACTACCAGCATCATCATAAGAGGTCAAAACAGAATCACCGTCATTGTTAGCTAGAAAGTTAACTACAGCATTGTTTTGAGCAGCTATACAAACATATGTCCCATCAAATAACACATACTCAAACTCTAAATGACTAGAGTCTGCGAGAACACCATATAGGGCGTTTTCAAAAGAAATACCTGTTACAGTCACGATTACACCTTTGGCACCATGACTTAAACCAATATTACTGAACTGACCACCAGCATCAAGAGTTACATTGCTAGGCGTTGTAGCGTTCCCCTCAATACGAAGAGAACCAAGATAACTCTCAGGAATAGTTAGCTGCTCTGTATATGTCCCGTCTGCAACATCGATTGTTACAGCACCTACAGTTAACAGTTCTGCCGACTCGTTGATGGCCTTCTGAATGGTAGCGTATGGGCTAGAAGAGGTACCGTCACCCGTCACATCACTACCTGTAGTGGCCACATAAATTGTTTGAGACTCTGTAAACACATTGGGAAGATAATCACCAGAAATGGCAACGTTCGTCACTCCAGAAGATTTTGTGACAGATACCCCTGAGCCAGTAAAATTAATATTGCTCGCATCAGTGGTAATAAGTGCACCATCATCCTTAATGACAAGACTCTTACCCTTTGTGATGTTTTGAATTAGAGGTTGTGGTAGGTTCTTAATTGAACTAGCATCAAGCATTTCTTGCCCCTCAAGAGATTGGAGCTTATCTCTTACTTGCGCTGCGGTTATCTCGTCTCCATCTTTTCCATCTTTTCCTGGGCTTCCGTCCACTCCGTCTCGACCATCCATCCCAGGTTCTCCTGGATCTCCCTTATCCCCTTTAGGCCCCATAGGCCCTGCTGGACCAATGTCCCCCTTCTCTCCTTTAGGTCCTTGCGGTCCTGGCTCTCCTTGCTCACCCTGTGGACCAACTTCACCGTCAGCACCATCTATCTTCATGGCCACAGCATCCTCTACAAACTCACGTGTAGCACCTAATTCTTCGCTTATTTTAGACAATTCCTCCTCTGTTTTATCCATAAGATCAAGTAAGACCTTCTTCGGATC